GAGTGAGTTGCCGAGCATTTGAGCGCTGCCCTCCCAGATGAACGGGAGTAGTTTTGACACTGACTGTTTGGTATAGATGTTGTTTTCATATAGGTTATCCGTATGCAATCTTTCTGCTCCTTCTTTGGCACAAAACTTTCCGGCTTCACGCCGCAGGCTAACGTATAGTTTCCCGTCTCCTGGTTCTTTGCGCCATCGTTCGAGCGCTTTGACGTTTTCCAATAGCCACAACATTAGGTGTTGCTCTACGTCTTCGGTTTCTACTGTTCTCCACTTGCGCCCGATGTTGCGGGCGACCTTGCGTGCGAGTGTGATCTCTTCTTCCTCAACCATTTAGCCCTTCCTCGTGCCGTCTATCGCCGTTAGGTAGGCAACCAGGCTCTTGTTATCTCGGAGTGCTCCGAGCAGTGTCTCTTCTATGTTCCTAATGAACCAGTGTTCCAGTTCTTCACTGTTCTGATCCCCTTTTGGAACTTCATAGCCAGATAGTAGAGCGTGAATGAGTTCGTGCAGTAGTGCTTGTCGCTTCATATGCGGTGGAATGTCCGTGTCTATGACCATCGTATCGCCTCGTGGTAGGAAGTATGCGACTGCGTCGTCCCCTAACCACGCGTCGTCATTACGACGCCGCTGCTCTACTTTGATCACTCGGTGTCCAACCTTGATTGTCTTTGGTATTGCGCTCATCGCTTGCTCCTATCGTAGTGGTTTGGTTTCAGTGCGTCCACGAACAACGCCCAAGCGGTTCCAAGAACCGCAATCATTACATTGTAGTTTAGCATACACGGTAGTTGCTGTGTAGCCAAAGCCGTGCTGCGATAGGTCGGTAGTGCCGCATCGGAAGCAGCAGCGCTCGCCTGTCCATAGTCCTACGTGCGGCATTGACTTTACCCACGGCCCAAGGAAGTCAAAGAGACTTTCGGTTAGGCGCACGTCCTGAATGTTATACTTCTTCATACGTTCCCAGGCCTTGGCATCTCCGGCAAGCACCTTGTTCCATAGCGCCTGGCCTTCGTGCTCTACCTTCTGGCCAATACCAAGTTGCTGTGATACAAAGTCCAACTTGTTGCTTGCGAACTTGAACTGGCTACGCACTACGCGCAGTAGATCCACGTTCTTGAACGGGCTTGGTGGTGTTAGGCCTGCGAGAATGAACTCGCGTTGTAGGTGCTTGTTGTCAAAGTTGATACCGTTATAGGTGATAACGATGTCGGCTTCGTTGAACAGTTCCCACGCTGCGCGGATCATTTCCTTGCGTGTGTTGTGGTGCTCGGAGTAGAACATAACCTGCTTGCTGTCATACCACTTGGCCGCGAAAGAAATCACGCGTGAGTTAGCCAGCACCTGCGAGAGTGAGATGTTGACATCGTATAGACCCCACGCATATGCTACGTGTGGCGATGTCTCAATGTCAATCGTTAGTATCTTTGGCAAGCGAGGCTTGAACGCATCGGCGGGCAATGGTCGCTTATCTTTTGTTGCTTTGAGAATAATGTTTAGGTTCCTATTTTTATTCATTACTTATTTCCTTTCGGGCAAACGCATTTGCTTCCACGGTGACGGTTCACCGATGTTGGGCTGGAACGTAGGCCAGCGTCTAACATAGTTTCTGATATCTCGTAGTCGGTTGGGCCGCCGAGACGCCAGTTGGTGTCGAGTTGTTCCGTTAGTGCTGTTCTGTGTTGCTTTGGTAGGCTTTGTAATGCCAGCCCGATCACGCAGTAGCGCTCTGGTCGCACGTATTGTGCTGCTGGTAGTAGTTTATTCATCAAGTTTTCCTAACGATTGCTCCATACGATTACGGAATGCTATAACCTTTGGGTGTTCAGGGGCTGCCGTATCTCCAAGCGCTTCACGGATCTTGGCAACCATACCGATTAGTTCTTCGGCTGTCTGGACTGTAATGTCGTGCCAGATTTTTAGATTGTCGTGCTCCAAGCGCAACTTATAATGATCTACTTCAAGTTGATTGAGGCGATCACGCAGAAGGCTTTCTTCTTCGGTCATTGGTGGTAGGATTGGTTCTGTTTCGCTCATTAGGTTCTCCTTTTAGATTAGTTCTTCGACTAAAACGTCAGCGGTTACTGGTGCGGTTGCGACTGTGCGCTCACGCAAGCCTGCTCTGATGTATAGTTCGTCAGCGCCTTGCGCCAAGTATAGGTCGGTAACGTCAAAGCCGGTTGGCATATCAACGATAAGGGCATCTTCCAGGTCTCGGGCTACCGCTTCAGCAAAGTCGCGGCCCGCTTCGTCGCCGTCCCCAAAGATGATAACGTTGGTGAAGTCTGCGAAGATACGTGGGTAGTAGCCCGTGTTCCAAGCCTTGCTTCCTGCGATACCTACTGCTGGAATGCCGATCTTGTTTAGGATTACCGCGTCAAGTTCGCCTTCTGTGATTGCGATAGTGTCATCGGCGCTCATCACTGCGGTGGTTCCATAGATACGTTGCTTGTGTCCTGGTTGTGTTAGGTATTTTGCGCAGCCCGCTTCTTTACAGGAGTGGTTCTGCACACAGCGAAAGCGAATATCTACTACGCCTGACGGCGTAACGTATGGAATGGCCAAGCGATTGCGATACTTCTCGTGTCCGACTACTGGTTCAGCAACATAACCCAAGCGGTATCGTTTAGCGGTGGCTCCATCAATGCCGCGACCAAGTAGATAGTCCTTGATCTGCGCGATGTTAGCCTCATACTGTTGGGTTGCTTTCTCCATATGAGCACGTGCTTTTGGTGTTAGCGACAAAGTTATTTCCTACCTCTCCGACCAAGCGGTTTGTATGTTGTTGTAGTTGCCCGCGTCTTGGGCTGTTGCGTTTGATAGGTTGCTGTTCCAAAAGATTTGCCGATCTCTATGGCTTCTTTTAGTTCGCACCCTTCGTGTGCCATTATCAAATCCCAGGCGTCTCCGTGAACATCGCAGCCGTGGCAGTTGAACTTACCGAAGTCTGCGTTTACGGAAGCGGAGGCGTTGCTATCCCCGTGGAATGGGCAGCGGATTGCTACCCACCCGTGGGAGTTGCGAACCTGTGCACCGTATGCTTCAAGCACAGCGATGATATCTGGTTTAGGTGTGTCCATCATAGTTAGTTCTCTAACGGTTCCTGGCTACTCTGCCTGTATGCTTCCGGAACTTCTGGAAACGTAGTGCTCAAACTGTCTACAACGTAGGCTTCGTCAAGCGACTTGCCTATTGCCTTGATAACTACAAGCCCACGCACCATCTCTACTGGTAGGTTGCGTGCGTTAGCATAGTTGGCTACCTCTCGCTGAACTTCCTTGCGCCAGCCGGACAGATCAATCTTACCGTCACGACCTGGTGCCTTTGCTTCTACGATTAGCACGCCTTCTGCTCCTGGAAACTTGACAACCAGGTCGCCTTCATCAAGGCTACCGGCGAGCGCCAGTCTTTCAGTAACATATCCGCGTTCACGAAACCATTTCATAAGGTCGGTTTCAAAACCTTTGCCGCGTCTCTTGTGGCCTTGTCGTGTAGTCATAAGGGTTCCTATCGATCGATGTCTGTGATACTCATACGTGCGGCATCAAACCACACATACGCTGCGGTCTTACCGCTTGGATCTGCTGCGCCGTAGCGGTTCTTTACTGCGGCGATAGCCATAGATGAACGAGTTGGGTCGTTATGTACGGTTAGAATAACGGCAGGCAACTGCGCAACCTTACCTTGTAGAGAGGATCGGGGTGGCGCTACGTCGTAGTTGAAGCCTTCGCTGGTGTGGTGTAGTAGCAGTAGTGCTGCGCCGGTATCACGTGCGAGAAACTTTAGTTCCTTCATTGTAGCACGAAGGGTTCCCCACTCGTCGCCGCCGCCGTCCGCCACGTCAATCAAGTTGTCCACCACGATGAGTGCTGGGTTGATACCCATCACTTCTTCAAAGGCTTGAACTTCTTTGTCAATGTCGTCAAGGTTTGGTGCGCTATCAAATGACCAGACTACGTGGCTTGCGTCAGCAAGCACACCCTTGACCCACTCGTGGCCATCTGGCTGACTGATACGTCGTTCTATTTCCTGCTGGGTTCTACCGGTTAGCATCGCAGCCAGGCGCAGCGTCATTGTAAACGCGGCAGTGTCCGCACAGATGTATAGTGTGGGCACCTGCGCCTTGGCGGCAATGTATAATGCGAGTGAGGATTTACCAGCACCTGGGACACCGGCAATCATTGCGATCTCTGAACCGCGAATGTCTACCTGTAAGTCTTTGAGTGCTCGTAATGTTTGTGGCAGTGCTTGTCCGCCAGCATCTCCGTGCGACAGTGTACGTGTTAGGGTTCTCATTACTGCTTGCCTCCGATTTCTGCTGCGCGGTTTAGGATACGGGCCTTCTCGTTCACACCGGATACGATACCGGCTTCTTCCCACTGGGTCAGAATATCAAGTGAAACTTCTGCTGCTGGGAAACCTTCGGCAACCACTTTGGTTACGCTATCCCATAGAATATTTCCAAGACGATCAAAGTGCGATGTCTCAAGATCGTCTGCCTCTTTGAGGAGGCTCGCGATTAGTGACTGACTACTGGTCAGCCAAGACTGGCTCGGCTGTTCCTCTGTCTCCATCTCGTCCTGAATCTTGCTCTCCAACTGATCCGCTTTCTGACGCAGTTGTTCCGCTCTCATCAGCAGTTGTCGTGGATTCTTCTGTTCCATTATTTAGCATCTCCTTGATTGTATTTTCCAGGTCAAGACCAACGTGTAGTAGGCCTTCAAGATAACCCTTGTTGTAGTCGGTTGTTTCAATCTGTCCGTCTGCCATACCCTGGGCTACCAGATTGTGGCGTGTGCGTAGGCCATCAAGAATGGCTGTCAGCACTCGCATCGTCTGCATTCCTAACGCAAATGCCGCTACTCTATCCGTATTGTTATCGGTCATTTTTGTCCTTGCCATATTTGTCATAAAACTTCTTGGCTTCTCGCTGGTTTTTTCGCAAAGCCCATTGTGAATAGCCTTCGACTACGATCAGTCCGACTATCACTCCGGTTGCGGAAGAAACCAGAAGCAGTGTCATCGCATCAAGAGTATTCATTATGCCCCACTTTTTGCTGGGCACTGCGTTGCGCGGTCATTGCTGGTGCATGCCCAGAATGCTGCGTAAGGCTTACCAGTTTTCTTTGATACACCAGAAGGCATATGCTTCATTGGGCCGTGCGAACAGGTTGGCGAGGTGGCCAAACCGTTGAACGCGTTAGGTGCGGTAGGGCGAGGTGCTGGCTCCGCAAATGGGTCGTCAGCATACACTGGCTGTGCCGTTGGAAAGGCTTGCTCAAGAACTCGAGCGTGACCCTTGCCACTTGCGGCAGCCTGTAATGCTTCAACGTCAGCGATCACGTCTCGTGCGAACACAAGGTTCTGTTGAAACGCATCGGCGTTATCTCCGCGCACAGTGAATAGGTCACCGTTTACTTTGATGGTTAGTGAGTAGTTTGCTTCGCTTGACATTATGTCAGGCTCCTTTCGTTTGTATTGGTTTTCTAACGGGGTTTATATACTATGCCTGATTGTTTTCGTAGGCATCTAGAACTTCATCAACCAACTGCTGTGTTCGCTCTTCGTGCTCTGCGAGAAACTCTGGGGTTGCGTCGCCCATTACTGGTGGGGTTGCGATCAAAAGAACTTGTCCATCTTCGGTTGTTACTGCGCTGATTCCGATATCTGCTTTTGTCATTTTGTTTCCTTTGTTATATATGCAAACGCCTTTGCGTTTGCTATGTATATATATCTAACGTAAAGTTTCTACTCTACCCGTTCTTTTACCGAGGGGGTATAAATATTTATATCATATATACGCCCTTCAGGGGCGTTATTTATATATAGTCTAACAGATTTTATCTGCTATACCCGATTATCCGTCCGCGGCCAGAGGGGCTACAAGCCCCGTAGAAACGACAAACCCCCCAGTCGGGTGATTACACCTAACTAGGGGGCTCGTGCCCGCTACGGGCCTTACAGGGCCGTATAAGGGCTACTCTGTGGAAGCCTCTTCCTCATCTGCCTTTTTACGGCGACGAGGGGAGGGCAAGCGCGCAGAAAGATTCAGAAGATGCATAAACATTTCAGAGTTTCTTTCTTCAATCTGATCTAAACGCTTGTCAATCTGGTTAATGGTACTGGTAAGGTCATCAACTTTCTTGTTTACATCTGCCAACGATTCTCCTCCATTTGCATTGGGTTGGATTTGCTTCGTTGCTTCCGCAATTTTCCGATCAAGTGGCTTTAACACCACACGTCGGAACACAAACCCAACCACCACGCTAATGGCAGCAAGGGCTGTGGCAACCTGACCCCAACCAATGACCACGTCAGCAAAGTTCGCAAACGGATCAGCAGCGGCGGCAAGCAGGATCAGGAAGTTGGACATTTACACCACCGCCCGTAGTGTAACAATGAGGGTGCCACCAGGATTGGCACGGCCCTCACGATGATCGGCAATAGGCGCAGCATTAAACTGAACGCTTTCAATCAAAGCGTAACGCTCTTCACCGGTGTTAAAATCTTGGAACAGAACAACTGCACCGTTAGTTTCGGCAGCCTCTAGTGCCTCAATGCGATCCCAAACTGGGCGCTCAACAACACGTTTAGACAGACCGCTTTGCTCACGCTCAAAGCACATCAACGCTACACGGATACCGCGTTGCACAATGTTTGCTGGGTTCGCCTTAACCTGGTATGATAGTACGGTCGGCCCAATAGAAGTAGTTGCGCTGCGGTATAAAGTAAATCGATAAGATAGCCAAGAGTGTGGGTCGCCATCGGAACCATCTGTATCAATAGCCTTTAGCCCAACCGTAGAGGTAACGCCAATCAACTGGGCAAGTGTTGCGCTTTCGTCGCGCCACTCTATCTTGACAGAGCCAGGAGATGCTAGGGTGTTAACGCGGAGGAACTGAAAGACTTTATCTTCGGCAGTATCAAAACGAATCTTACCCGTTTCTAGCCAGCCTTCTGATACAAGAGTAGCATCACTTTCAAACACAAGGCCCACGTCATCAATAGTAAAAGCAATGCGTCCGCTATAGCCAATTGGTGCGATACCATGCACTTCAGAAGTGGAAGACCAGGTGCTGTTGTTCATATATATATCGCGAGCCCACGCAAAGAGCAGACTGTTAGCCTGAACTGGCTGCGATAGGTCAACTTTATATAAGCCAATCTTGCCAGAGCAGTTGCTAGTTCCGAACCATGCAAAGTTTCCATTAGAGTGAACAGCGTTGACGTCTCCGTCGGTTTCTACGCTTAACGGCCCAACTTGTAGGGTGCCATCGGATCCCAGTAGTGCTACTCGGAAGCCTAGATTAGTGCCCAGTAACATGTATGTTCCCAGATATGAACGCATAGCAAGCACTCGTTCGCCTGGTGGCAACTGCGCTACAACAGAAGGCGATTCATATGTTACTGTTCCACCGCTAACGTTTGGGGCAGAGTAGTAGATACTAGACAGATCGCCTGAGTAGCCGGAAGCATACACTGCGCGGGGGCCCTCGGCTCCGGCTGTCCAAATCCAATCAGGGCTACCGTGAGCATAGAACAAAGGCACCTGCTGGTTAACGTTGGACACAGTAGAAGAGTTCATGAGTGTCATTGGAAGATAAGATGGCGTAGGCGCAGCAGACCAGGCTTTATTGTTTCCCATAATGAACAAACGCTCTTTAAGGTACTCAATGCGTGCACGGTTAGGTGCTGTCTCGAATGCGTAGATTTTAGTTCCGGCACCGCCTGGAAGTACTCCACGATAAACACCGCTTGCGGCTACAACAAACCATGCGCCACCGTCAGTGGTAAGGTCGAAGATTGCGTCAGTTCCACCCCAGGTGATAGTGCTTACAGCGCCAGCGGCAGTAACTTTCTTAAGTGAACTGTTACTGACAACCAGTACGCCCTCTTCGCCTGCGTTAGCATAACCAATAACTTGGTGATGCCCCGCTTCGTAAGTGGTGTCGCCAGTCAAATCAATACGATTTGATTCGCGAAGCAGAGTAATCTGACCTTCGTCAAATACGTTAACGCCACACGAGTCGGCAAAACGTCTAGATAGTGTTTCGTCTCGGGCGGTGTCAAAGAACTTAATGCCAGCGCCGTAGTCAAATGATGACTGTGAACGATACCACCAGTTTTGTAGGGCCTGCTCACCGATCTCTGTTGTCGTGTCGATCTGTTGCTTACGCGGACTAATTGTCTGACGAGTGTAAGGGTACTCACGTGCGGGCATAGCCATAAAAGGAATGGCGGTTGGCGAGCCGCCAACGATTCCGGTTATCGCATAATCATATCTGTTTGGGCCGTTGTTATCCCAAGATGGCAAAGTAGGCATGGCCTCCCCTTATCGTGTATAGTGACGAACGGCAGGATACAGTGCCTGAATGCGCTGTTCCGCTTCAAGCAAGCGTGTCTGATATAGAGCAAAGAAGTACTTGCTAAGGTTCTGTCCAGCAGTTAGGCCGGATCCACCAAGCGCACCAGCGGCAGCCATTGCGTTCTGTTCAACGCTAGTGCCAGAGATACGACCAGCATCTACAAAGGAAGCCAGGCGGTAACAGGTACCTAGCACAACAAGATCGCGGGCCCAGTCATAAAGACCAATGTCGGTGATAGTGTCAGTTAGTAGGTCAAACTTGCTTGGCTCACCCTGATACAGGATCTGTACCTTGCGGCCAGGCAGGGCGTCATAGATTTCAATGCTGCGCTGGGTGGTTGAGTCAGAAGCGGCTGCTGCTGCATCAAAGTTCCAACGGTTAACAGGCTCCCACACCTTGCTTGCGCCAGGTGCCGAGAAGGTTACGCGCATCACACGCGCTACGTCAGCAGGAATATCGTAACGTACACGGCCACCACTATAGGTAAACTCGTAAGTCTTGATTGCTGGTACGCGTGGGTGTAGGTTAGTAACGGTGTCATTAACGGCACGACGTACAGTTAGACGAGCAAACTTTGGGTTGTTGCGAACTAGGGTGCCCGCACTGTGTGCCACTGCGGTAGTTCCACGCCAGCCACGCAGAGCACCAGTAAAGGTACCCGTAGTGCGGTCAAACTGTTGAACGTAAATTAGTTCTTCGCCAACCTCGATAACTCCTGCGGTAAAGCCCGACCCGTCTGGGAACGTTGCCCCGAGTACGGTAAAGGTTGTTGCCGAGTTTGTAAGGTTGGCTGACAGGGTACCATAAATATCTTGGTCTCCGCTGAAGCCTTCCATGTTTAAATAGACTTCCTGAATGATATCTTCAAAAGTTGTCATTAGATGATTCTCCTTGCCGCTTCGTCAGCACTTAGGCCGGTGGTTCCGGCGATAACATTTAGTACGCCGTCTAACTCTAGTCCTTGCGTGCCAGCCATTAGGTTAAGCGCAGCCACAAGCGAGATGCCTGGAATTCCAGTCAGCGCATAAGCAACTGCTCCTTCACCGTGCGAGCCATCTAGATAGGCTATTCGGTTAAGGCTACTTAGAAGAGGCTGGCCTTCGTATGGCGGATCAAGCGGAGGCGGCCCTGATACCACCGCTGTTCCACTTACTGTGTTACTCCAA